CCCAGGGTTATTTAAGTCTAAGTATTGGTATACTTTAAACGAATCTTCTATACGAAAGTTTGAGATTTTGTCTCATCTTTTATGTGTTTTCACACCTATAGATTGTTTGTTAATTTATATTGATCTTATTCATATACTATTGCGGTATGTTTTCACATAGCGTGTTAGTTATATTATTCTGGGAATTATTTTAGTGTTTTGAATATTTGTTTTGTCCGGATTTACCAGATTTTCCATGCGGATTGTTAGTTCTTGGTTAAATAACCAAGCGTTTCCAATTAACGTAAAATTGATATTTTATTTTTAATTGTTTTCTTTTGTCTAGTATTATCTTCAGTGTGTAAATCATGTCTGAATTAAATCAAACTCAAACCTCATCTGATCCAGAAGCTCAAGCTGGATTCGAAGTTCCGTCAATTGAGCAACGAGAGAATATTATATTTTCTGAAGAGCGACCTGTTCAAACTCATGAAGTTTTTGCGGCTCAATCAACTTATAAAGATGATTTGGCCCATCAGTTATCTATGCCTGAAAAACCTTGGCATACTTCACAGTTAATTCAACGTCCTATTAGGGTAGGTACGTATTCATGGGCTACTACAGGTGCTCTTTGGACGACTAATAATAAATTGGATATTCCGAGATCGTTCTATGGTCTTAATTATTTTTTGGTTAATGTTTTGTCTATGTTTGCTTTTATGCGCGCTGATTTTGTTGTGCGTATTCAACTTAATTCAACTAAATTTCATTGTGGGAAAATGTTAGCATTTTTTGTTCCAATGGGATGTAGGACTATTGATGTTACTAAAATTACAACAGATCGAGGAGTATCTATACCAAACGCAATGGTATTACCCCATGCGTGGTTGGATGCTTCAGAGTCTACGGTTGCTGAAATACGCATTCCGTTTCGTCATATTAATACTTTTCTTGCCAATTATCAAAATACGTCAGGTGTTTCTTCAATGACTACCCTTGGAGAGTTGTATTTTTCGATTTTTAATCCGTTAATTTCTTCAACTTCGTCAACTTCGACAGTAGATTATACAGTATGGTATTATGCAGACACTCCGACATTGCATGTTCCTATTTTCCCTTATACTTTGCCTAACCCAACTTTTGCTAATTCTGATCATACTGGACTCAAAAGAGCAATACCTGCAGAAGCACAGATGGATGTGGCAAAGGATATAGTATCTGGAGCTTCATCTCTTTCAAGAGGTGATTATAAAGGTGCTGCTGATTCAGCCATTAGAGTTGGGTTGAAAGGCCTTCAGTTGGCTTCAAATTTAGATAAACCCAATGTAGAGAAAGCAGTTAATTGTTTTACTTTTCCTGGTTTTACTCATGGAACTGGTGTTTCTTCTGTGATGCGCCTTTCTCTTAGTCCTTTTTCAAAAACAGTTCATTCACCCGAATTAGTTGGAAATGCAGCAGATGAGATGGATCTTAAGAAATTAGTTAAGATTCCTTCATGTATAGCTCAATTAGGTTGGAATGTTTCAGCAGGAGTTGGTACAGTTTTGTCTTATTGGCGTGTTCATCCAAATGTTTTTTGGTATGTTAATAAGACTGCTGGTACCACTGATTATATTTCATATTCAAATTTAGGGTATTTATCTTCAAAATTTATGTTCTGGCGAGGTAGTATTACTTATCATTTTTCATTTGCAACCACGCAATTTCATACAGGCCGTTTACTTGTGGCATTTATTCCAAATTATACAGTACCGGGTTCTCCGCCTAGTTTGGACCAGTTAGTTAATATGCCTTCAATGATATTTGATATACAAAAGAATAAAGAATTTACGTTTACAGTGCCTTATTATTCACAAACTCCCTGGAAGCGGATGCCTCCAGTTCCTGATGATGTTCAGAATGGTTTTGCCCATGCAACAGAGTTAGGAGATGTTTTAGGTACGATTGCTGTTTCTGTGTTAAATCCGTTAGTTGCTCCTTTAACTGTTGCTAGTAATATAGTTATTAATGTTTTTATGTCGGGAGGAGATGATTTTGAGTTGATGGCACCTGGACGTAATAATCCAGAAATGCCTACTCAACCATGGTTTGGTCCTTCTAGTTTTGTTCAACCTGATATTTTACAATTGTCCCGTTTTCATATGCGTCGATCAGCAGAGCCTGCTGAACCTCAAGGTGATGATCAACCTGCTACAGGGCAACCAGATAATGAAACATATATTTTTTCAAAGACTTCTAATGTAGTAACTCGTGGAACATCTGGTTTTGTTATTGAAGCTGATTCTTTATACGGTGGTGAGTCCTTTATGGATTTACGCAATATCTTGAAGAGAACAACCTTGCAAGGCACTTTTTCTGTTACTACTACGTATAATTCAAATGTTCCTTTGGTTAGTTTTAATATTACTCCAATTTTTGAGATGTATAATCAACCATCAGGTCCTACAACCGCTTTTTATTCAACATCATTGTTGAGCCATTATGTTAATGCTTTTGCTTTTTGGCGTGGGTCATTGCAACAACGATTAGTAACTATAACTAATAAAAATGCTAATATTTTAAGTGCTATTCGTCACCGGCCAGCATTTTATGAAACTGATAATAGTTACCATGTTTCTACTACAGTTCCTTTGCACAAGGAAGATTTTAACTACGCTAATTGTTTAGAAAATTTTTCTCATAAAACATGTGTTGATGTTGAAATTCCATATTATACTCGTTATGTCCAGTTGTTGACATCGAGTAATGTAGCTGGAGAGCAACCTACAACTTTAGGATCATTAGCTATGAATATATTTACAACTAATAATATGGATTCTTCTGTATCGTCAAATTTAAATTTTTTACATTTTGCGGCAGCTGGTGATGATTTTATATGCTCTTATTATTTAGGCCCTATGACATGGACTGTTCCATATGGGGTCTTCCCAAATTCGTAATTGTGTATAAAGTATATATACAAAGTGTCAACTAGCAGAGAGACTACTATAATAGTCGGCTTTAGCATCTCACTCCGTGCTAGTAAGCATAAATGTGTTAAGGAAGTACATAAACACGTGTTAGTTTCTAGGATTGACAATCCCCTTTGTATATAAGGAATAGAGGGCGTGGCGAATGCCTTATCTATTTCTTTTGGTGTTATAGCATCATAAATCCTCAATTTAATTGCATAATATGTTTGAAAGCATAATAGTAGTATATTGGGTGCTCGCTGTTCGGTGTTGGGATTAAGGAGTTAATAGCCCTCCCTTCGCGTCTGAGCGGGGCATTAAGCCTTTTATTATGAATTTATGTTAGTAATAGTATTATAATTTTATTTGTGAGAAATTCGGTCACCATCTTTATTTTAACTAAATTGTCACTATGGATACAACTCAAGGAATGTCGGATGCTGAATTTATAGTTCATCAACGTTTGCGTGCTGAATTAATGAGGTCATTACGAAAATCTATTGACAACCTTAATCGTCGGATACGTCGAAATGAGGCCGGTCTTATGACTGGGGAATTAGTGCGATTACGTGATGCGCATCATCAGATGATGTTTAAGCTATGTAGGGATAATCCTCGTCCTCAAGAATTTAATGAGTGGACTGCTGCAGCATTACAGGAGACACAACGTGCGGGCTTAATGGAATATTATGACCGTATGCGTGAATTGGATGAGATAAAGCAAGAAAAAGCTCAACAAGCTGAACCACAAGGCCTAGAAAATGCGATTTTTGGTCAAGAGATGGTCCAGAAAGCCCATCGGACTATGGATGGTATAGTAGAGACAAATAGTCTCATTAAAAATGTGGTAGGTTACTTAGCACCTCAACCAGATGCTAATTCAACACATTTTCCTCGAGTTCAGAAGGATGAGTGCCTTACTAACCAAGCAATGTTAGCAAATGATCCGTTAAAGGTATTTGATGATTGTGCGCAAATAGTGGGTACTGGTTTACCAAAACATACAAAGTATCATTTTGCCACTTTGCTACCTCGTATGATGATAAATATTCGTTTGTTTTATATCGCTAAAACTTGGTTTGATAAGATTTTGGTTTTTATAAATATGCTGTTGGATAGTTATGCCACTAAATTTATAGTGGAGGATCTTTTGATAGCTCTCTTTCGTCTTTTTAGGAAAGAGTATTGTAATTTTTATCATAATGCAACTCATGAGATGGATTTTAATTATCAACCAACTATGAATCGTGAAGAGCGAGAAAAAGCTTATGCTGAAGTTAGTCAGCGTTTGATTGCGGAACAGATTGCGAAACAAGCTAAACCGCAAGGAGCTGCCCCGAAACAAGTTCGGAAGGGGGCAGTTAAAGCCGAACCTCAAGGTCTGGATGTTGACCTTGAACAGTTTATGGCTTTACCTGTAGCTATCTCAATGATAGGAGGCTTCTTGTGTTATGGTAAAGTACCAAAAGGTTCTGATACAGATAAGGCAGCAACTGGAATAGCTGATAAATTCGCAAATATAGCGAAGATTAACAACGGTGTTAAAGGTGCTGTTTCATTATTTAAAATTTTAACAGAAACTTTACAAGATATTATTCATTATTTTGTTGGTGTTATGGCACCTTATTCACAGGTTTATAAGGAACTCGATGAAGAAAAACATGCTATTACAAAGTGGATCGCAGAAGTTAACGCTTTAGATCGAGAAGAAACTTTTATGCGTCTTCAAAATGATCCAGAATTGCGTACACATATAAATCGTTTACGTGATCGTGCGGATCGTTATATGCAAATTTTTAATCGTATGTCTGATCCACCTCGAACTGTAGCTGCTCCTTTTTTAAGAGCACAAAATATAATAACAAAAATTAGTAATAAAGCCACTCATATATCGTTAGATGTGGGAGCTCGTTTAGATCCTTTCTGTTTTTGCCTTACTGGTAAAACTGGATTAGGAAAGAGCTTCCTTACTTCTGAATTGATACATGCTGTGGCAGATGTTATGGATGTTCCAAAATTTAAGAGAATTTATGCTCGTTCGTTAGACGAGAAATTTTGGTCTGATTATTGTTATCAGTTTGGCGTTATTATTGATGATTTTGGTCAGTTGGTGGATGCAAAGACTTTCGATCCTTATTTTGAATTTTTTATGTTAAAGTCTAATATTCCACGTATTTTAGCGATGGCTGAAGTTTCAGAAAAAGGTCGAATATTTCAATCAAAGGTTATTGGTATGTCTACAAATACGCCTTTTCCTCGTCCAGTTTCTATTAGTGATTTTGAAGCATTATGGCGGCGTCGTGATATGTTGATTCAAGTAGAGCAACGAGATGGTGTAGAGTATAATGGTGTTATCGGTAGTACAGATCATTTGAAATTTTCTATTATGGATAGTGTTAAAAGTGGTGTATGTCATTACACTAATTTGTCCTT